ACTTTAGCACTTTGACCTGGATGTGAAATCTTAGTTACACCGGCATCCGTATCTGGTTTACCAGCTGTATCTGGAGTTCCACCCTTGTCAGCAGTAGCGCTAATTTTGTCAGAAACTTTACTAGTTTTTTTAGTTGCGTCAGGATTGCTGTCTGTTGGTTTTACCACAGCTGGACCTAAATCTTCTGCCTCATTTGACAGGTGAGTTGGCTCAGCCGCTACAGCATTCTTTTTAGGAGCATCTGCAGCTGCTTCCGCCACCGCTTCTGCTTCTAACGCCTCTAAATTTTTAGCTTCTGTATCGGCCATTGAGAAATCTCCCTTTGTATTTTAAAAAAATTAATTAATTTTTCTTTCTTATTGATATTTATAACTTTAAAGTTTTCTAAGAAAGTCCGAGAACACTTTTACCTTTGCTTCATCTAAAGCTCTTGCTTTAGCACTCTGGATTTCTTTCTTCCAAGCTTCAATATCCTTTTCAACTAAAACACCATTGTCCCATACCCACTCTTTTGCTTCCATAATTCCTTCTACGAAAGCGTCTGGAGCAGACGGGTCTGCAACAATGTCGGCAGCCGTCGCTAAGTAAAAGTCATCTTTTACATAGTTAGAACCACCTTTTTGTATCAAGGATCCCATACCACGAGAAGATACACCCAATTGAGCGCCTTCATCAATAAGACCTTTTACAATCTTACCGTATGGAGTATCCATGATTTTCGCTTCACCGATAAAGTTCTTACCGTCCGGCGTAAGCGACTTAATCATGTGCGAAACTCTTTCCAAATTAACAGTCGGTCCGTCAGGATGACCTAACTCACCAAATGCTCTGTTCTTTTGGATAAATTCTCTATTATATCTTTTTACTTCTTTATCTAATATTGCGTATTCATAGATACGACCATTTCTATTCTTAATATCAGATTGTAAAAATACGCCTCTAATTTTATATTCTTTCTTACCGTTGTTCTCTTCGATAAGATATTCGGCGCTTGAAATCTCTTCAGAAATTAACTTCATGTTTCTCTCTCTTATTAGTTATCTAATATTTATACAACTTTTTACCTAAACTCTATAATAATCGTATAGTTATCACCATTTGCAAAGTTTTTGGTTGATAAAAGTACATCTCCAGTAGGGCTGGTCGCATTATTTGTAAGTTCATTACCAGCATCTCTAAAGTCCCAATAACCATTACCAGACAATAAAAGAGCAGTTGCGTTAGTAGTTCCACCCCACATAATCTCAACTGCTGATTTAGTATTAGTTGTATTGACAGAATACCATACTTTACTAATCTTCTTAGTACCGTCTTCGGTCATAAAAGTAGTTGCTGATGCGTCAACCTTTGTAACTAAACTCTCGCCTGTGCCGTCTGAAAAATTAGTTAACTTAGTGACATACTTAACACCAGTTGTATCTACAATAGTTTGTGTTGTTACTGTATCTGCCATTTTAATCCTTACTGTCCATCATAATAAGTTTTTGATAATTCGCCACGCTCTGTTGTTTCGCCGGCTTTTCGTGTTCTCATATAAACTTGTACTGTGCCACCAACATCTGGTTTAGTATAAGTTCTGATACCACCAGAAACGGTTGAGTTAGCACCATCAGCTGAATCCGGATATGTGTTAGCCGCCGTAGCGGTGTTTTCATATTCCCAAATACTATTTGAACCTGGTACTGTTACCCATGCCATTTGTTTATACTCCTAATTGTGTGTCAACTTCTTTATCAATATAGTTGTACAACACATCTGTATTAATATTATGAAATTCGGCAGTTTTCTCAATAGCATTTTCTACTCTATCAATACAACTACCTTCTTCTTTTTCATAAACTTTAAAAAAGTCGGTCACCACCTCTTTATGTAAAGGTGGTAATTTATTAAATGTCTCAGTGTCAATTTCACTTGACATTAAACTACTGAGTTTCATCAGCAGGTGCCTCAGCTTCTACTGGTGCCTGAGGTGCCTCAGCTTCTGGCTGCGGATTCTCATTTGGCACAAACTCAATTTGTTGACCTTGGTCATCAAAGACTTGGTCAGTTCTGTCAGTAGGACCTGTGTACTCTGGTTTAGGGTCACTAATCGGTTGTTCTACTTGACCTGTAAAAATATTTTTTGCAATATCAACTCTTGCTTGGTCTAATGATGTTGCTACTTTATCTCTTAAAGCATCTTTAAAAGCTTCACCAGCTTCTGCATTATTACCAGCTGCTAAG